ATATTAGATAACAATGGTACCCTAGATGAATTATACGATCAAATTGAGCCTTTACTTAAAAGTCAGGAACAAGATCACCTTGTCGCCAACCCAGCCCCTCTTTAGCAATCTCATATTGACAGTTAGCACAAACAGTTTTTAAATTAAGTTGGGTATTGTTATTTAGATTGCCATCAACATAATAGACGAATAACTGTTCTTTATACTTTGCTCTAAAGCCACACTTTTCACAGTGTGGTTTCTTTTTGTAGCCTATTTTATGCCAGCTTGGAACAGGAACAGGTAACTTTTTCTTCTTTCTAATGCAGGTATCACAGCGGGTCCTATAGTAAATTTTACCGTGCATCTTATAGTTAACTGCAACGGGCCTTTTACCACAAATTTCGCATATTTTACGGTATTCCATACTAGTATTTATGGGCGAACCTTTCAAAGGGCACCTAACACACCAAATTCTAGCAAAAAAATATAAATAGTTTAAAGTAACTTATTTAGAGGAACAAATACCATGGCACTTATTTCACCTGGAGTAGAAGTAACGGTAACGGACGAAAGTCAATATACCCCAACCGCAGCTGGATCAGTTGCGTACATTTTACTTGCTACTGCCCAAGATAAAAGAAACCCAAGCGGGGCGCTTGCATCTTATACTACGGTAGCAAATGCTAACAAATTATTTAATATCACCAGTCAACGAGAACTGGTGTCTTTCTATGGTAACATTGAATTTCAGGTGGATTCAGCTGATAATCCTTTACATGGTGATGAGCGTAATGAGTATGGTTTACTAGCGGCATACAGCGCACTTGGCGTGAGCAATCAGATTTATGTGCAACGTGCGAACGTTGATCTTGCCCAGCTAACAGGTACCAGCATCCGTCCAACAGGCACGCCAACAGATGGTACTTATTGGTTAGATGTTAGCAGTACAGCTACTAACTGGGGTATCTATGAGTGGTATGAAGATTCATTTACCTTACAAACTCCAAGAGTTATTACAAGTTCAACGCAAGTAAGTGGTACAGTGCCACTGACATCAGTTGGTGCTATAGGTGAATATGCTGTGGTTACTACCAGCAGTTCAAATCCTATTTACCTAAAAGGTTATGACAATGTATGGGCCTTAGTTGGTAGTGATGATTGGAAAGATCGTGTACCAGTAATCACTGGTGCTATCGCTAATCCAGCTAACTTGGCCATTGGTCAAACTGCACGGTTTAATGGTGTTAATGTTACCTTAACTGGTACAACTGTTACTAGTACAGCTTCTGACATCAACAGTGCGCCTATCACGGGTGTGTCTGCTAGAGTCAATGCATCTGGACAACTTGAGATCTTCGCATCAAGTCTAGCAACCAGTGATGGATCAACAGTCGATGGTAAATTAAAAATTGAAAAAGGTGGTACTGGCGGTATTGGAGGTACTGATTACACTATGCGTGTTGGTATTTTCAATGGTACAGGTGTCAGTGGTAACAGCAGAACATTGCTTGGTCCAACGGTACAATTCGACACATATAGAAATGCTCCAGCTTGGAGAGATACAGACACATTCCCTCGTCCATATGGTTCAGTCTGGTTCAAAACATCAGCGACTGGCAATGGTGCTAATTATGGTATTAAAGAATATGATAGTAATTTAGATTCATTCGTGCTGCAGACAGCTCCACTATATTCCGGCGATGTTGCTGCTATATATGGCCTAAGTCCAGTAGCAGGTGGTGGTGATCTACCAGTTGGTACGCTGTATGTACAATATGATACATTGGCTACCACAACAGCTACATTTAAACTTTATCGCAAGAGCGTAGCAGGTTTAGTAAAAGTAACAGGTACGGTTGCAGGTGGTAGTGCTGTATATACTATAGGCCATAGTTTTACCATGACTGTTAGTGTTCCTGGATCAGCTTCTACTTCTAGTGCGACGATCACACTTACTGGAACCACAGCAGCATCGTTAGTAGCTAATATCCTTAGTGCTAGCCTAGCTAACGTAGTAGCGGCGATCGAAACGAATGGTGCTATCAGCATCACACATCTAGCAGGTGGTACTATCCAGTTTACCTATGTCACTGGTACTCCATTGACCACGACTGGTATAATCACAGACAATCAGATACAGGAACTAACAGCAGGTAGCGTATATCGTGCTAGCCCATTCAAAGCATTGACATATACATTTTCAACAACAGCGCCATTTAGTAATCCAGCAAACGACACTCTATGGTATTATAACACTGCACTTGAAGTAGACATCTTGATAAACGATGGTAGTGGTTGGAAAGGTTATCAAAACGTTGTAAATGATGCGCGTGGTTTTGACTTATCTGACACTGATCCGGATGGTCCGATCCTTTCAGCTTCTGAACCCACAGAACAAAGTGGCGGTGGGCAATTAGCTGCGGGGGATATATGGATTGATACCGGTGATTTAGAAAATTACCCAAAGATCTATCGCTACAATGGTACAGCGTTTGAATTAATTGACAACACTGATCAGGTTACAACAGATGGTATATTATTCGCTGATGCACGATGGGCTCCAAATGGTACTACAGACCCTATTGTTGATGATGTGCCAGAGATAACAGATCTATTAACCAGTGATTATATCGACTTTGATTGCCCTAACTATCAACTATATGCACGTGGAACACTGTTGTTCAACACACGTCGCAGTGGTTATAATGTTAAACGTTTTGAAAGCCTAGCACTTAATGATGACCCAACTCCAGCTTCAGTAGTCGCTGCCTGGGTAAGTTCGAGCGGTAATGATTCCGACGATGTTCCATTCTTTGGTCATAAAGCACAACGTAATGTTGTGGTTGAAGCACTTAAAGCAACGATAACAGCGTCAACAGCATTACGTGAAGAACAAACACAGTTTAACCTCATAGCTTGTCCAGGATATCCTGAGCTGATACAAAACATGATCACCCTAAACAATGATCGCAAACAAACAGCGTTTATCATTGGTGATACTCCATTGTCACTCAACTCAGCCGCTGTCCAACCATATATACAAAACACTAACCTAGCATTAGACAATGGCGAAAAAGGACTAGTCAGCCGTAGTGAATACCTAGGTGTTTATTATCCAAGTGGTTTTGGCACTGACCTAGCAGGTGAAAGCGTTGTTGTTCCGCCAAGCCATATGATGTTGCGAACTATCATACGTTCAGACAATATCAGCTTCCCTTGGTTCGCTCCAGCAGGTGTGCGTCGTGGTTTGATCGACAATGCAACTAGCATTGGGTTTATTGATGTAACTGATAACAATGTTTTCAAATCTATTGGTGTAACAGTTGGTCTACGCGATGTATTATATGCTGACAATGTTAACCCATTAACCGTTCTTCCAGGTGTTGGTCTAGTGGCATACGGTCAAAAGACCCGTGCTGCACAGACATCAGCGATGGATCGTATTAATGTGTCAAGACTAGTGGCTTACTTACGTCTAGTATTAGACAAAGTCGCTCGTCCGTTTATATTTGAACCAAATGATACAATCACACGTAATCAAGTTAAATCAGCATTTGAAAATGTGCTAAATGACCTAGTTGCTAAACGTGGTTTATATGACTACTTGGTAGTCTGTGATACAACAAACAACACACCAGATCGTATTGATCGCAATGAATTGTATGTTGATATTGCTATCAAACCAGTTAAAGCGATCGAGTTTGTTTACATTCCAGTGAGAATTGTCAACACTGGTGCTAGTTTAACAATAGCATAATATACGTAGTTAATGGGAGTGGCAACGCTCCCATGACTCAATTGAAAAATAGCTAAATACTATAAAGTATTAAAAGGAAAATAAGATGGCAACATCATCATTAAGTAAATTTACGGTACCTCTGAGTACTAACCAAAGTGCAACAAGCCAAGGCTTGTTGATGCCTAAACTCAAGTTCCGCTTCCGCGTGACATTTGAGAACTTTGGTGTTAGCCAACCAACGACTGAGTTGACTAAACAGGTAATGGATTTCAAAAGACCATCACTGTCATTTGAAGAAATGATTATTCCTATCTATAACAGCAAGGTTTATCTAGCTGGCAAACCAACTTGGGAACCTGTTACTACTACCCTACGTGATGATGCAGGTGGTGAAGTGGCTAAACGTGTTGGTGAACAGCTACAGAAACAATTTGACTTTATGGAACAAGCTTCAGCAAGTTCTGGTATCGACTATAAATTCCTCACTAGATTTGAAGTACTAGATGGCGGCAATGGTGCTAGTGAACCTACAGTGCTTGAAACTTGGGAATTATATGGTTGTTATCTATCAAACACAGATTATGCTGATGCTAACTATGCCACCAACGAAGCAATGACTATCGCTCTAACTATCCGTTATGACAATGCTATCCAAACTCCAATTGGTACAGGACTTGGTACAGCAG